TGCATCAGCACCAAACGTATGGTCGACAGCAGCACCAGGTACAACATCAGGCGTTCAAGCCTGGGATGCAGACCTTGACGCACTTGCAGCACAATCGGGAACAGGTATTTCAGTTCGTACAGGTGCAGGAACTTGGACAACACGTACATTGGTTGCACCAGCAGCTGGCATTACAATTACTGATCCGTCGGGTGTTGCCGGTAATCCAACATTTGCACTTGCAGATGATTTGGCACAAATTGAAGGACTGACAGGTGTTGGTTATACAGTTCGTCAAACTGGTGGAACTTGGACAACTCGTACAATCACAGGTACTTCAGGTCAGATTGCTATATCAAACGGTGATGGCGATGCATCTAACACTGATATTAGTCTTGCTACCGTAACAGATTCGGCTACAGGTACATTCCTTAAGATTACACGCGATACATTTGGTCGTATTTCTGGTACCACAGCAGTAGTTACAGCTGATATCACACCATTAGTTGATAACACATATGTAAATGTTACCGGCGATACAATGACTGGTTCGTTGATTATGTCTGGTGGTTCAACACAGATTACTCTTCCAAATGCTCCAGTATCTCCTACAGATGCTGCTAATAAGGCATATGTTGATGCAGTTGCAGAAGGTTTGAGAGTTCACACCTCAACAATTTATGTTGAAGCAAGCAGTCCAACAGCAACATATTCTAACGGTGCAGCCGGTGTTGGTGCAACATTAACAAATGCAGGTACACAAACTGCCTATACTCCAGACGGAACAGCAGTTACATTGGGCCAACGCATTTTGGTTAAGGGTTATGAAACAGGTGTATTTGGATTTGACACATTAGTTGGTGGTTCTGGTTATCTTACCCCAGGTCTATATACTGGTGTAGCTCTAACAGGTGGTACAGGTACAGGTGCAACAGCAGATATTACTGTTACCGGTACTGCTGTCACTCTTGTTACATTAGTAAATCCTGGATCAGGATATACTGTAGGTGATTCATTATCAGCAGCAGATGGCGATATTGGTGGTCGTACTGGTGGTTCAGCATTCAGTATTCCAGTAGATAGCCTACAAAATGCAAAGAATGGTATCTATACTGTAACAACAGTTGGTTCTGGTGCTACAAACTGGGTTCTAACTCGTGCTATTGACTTTGATACACCGCCAGAAGTCGCCGGCGGCGACTTCTCATTCAACCAATCGGGTGCAACTTATGCATCAACAGGCTGGGTTGAAACTGAAACAACTACAGCGATTGGTACAAGTACGATTATCTTCCAACAGTTCTCTGGTTCCGGTTCATACACTGCAGGTACAGGACTAACATTAACTGGCACTGTATTCAGTGTTAACCTTGGCGCCGGTATTACAGAACTCGGTTCAAACAACGTTGGTATTGATTTATGGACACCAACAACCGGTGGTCTTATCCTTACAACAGACGGTACAACACGCACCACCAACGACGCATCTAAACTACAATTATTGCTTCCAGCAGGTTCTGGTCTAACACAAGATTCAACGGGTCTTTATGTTGGTCCTAGCCAAATCACAAATACAATGTTGGCAAACACCACAATCAACATCAATACTGATTCTGGCTCAGACCCAGTATCACTTGGTGAAACATTATTGATTGCTGGTACTTCTGGACAAGGAATTTCTACAACGTCAACTGCCAATACAGTAACAATTACAGCAGCAAACGCATCTTCATCACAAAAGGGTGTAGCAAGTTTTACAGCATCTGAATTTGTCGTAACTGCTGGTAACGTTGCGCTCGGTCTAGTCCCTGTCACTAACGGTGGTACTGGTTTCGCTTCATACACAGTTGGTGATATTCTATACGCTAATACAACAACATCATTGGCTAAGTTGGCAATTGGTGGTGCAAATACTGTTCTACACGGCGGCACAACCCCATCCTATAGCTCAGTAAGCTTGACAGCTGATGTCTCTGGTATCCTTCCAGCACTAAATGGTGGTACAGGTACAGCCGTTGCCCCAACGTCTGGACAATTTCTATACTCGAGCGCTGGAACGACATACGCAGCAACAACATTAACGGGTGTAGCAGTTACATCATTCCGGACAAGCTTGTCAGGTCTAACACCAAGCACCCCAACAACCGGCGTAGTTACACTGGCCGGTACACTAGGCGCAACAAGTGGCGGTACTGGACTAACAGCACTTGGTGCAGCTAATAGAATTCTTGGTGTAAATGCCGGTGGTTCTGCACTCGAATATAAAGCAATAACAGGAGGTACAGGAATTTCTGTAGTACCTACAGCAGGTGTATTGACAATCAATAATACTGGTGTAACATCTGTTAATGTGTCCGGTGGTACTACTGGTTTAACAACAACTGGCGGCCCAATAACCTCATCGGGCACAATTACTCTGGCCGGTACACTAGGCGCAACAAGTGGTGGTACTGGACTTTCAACAACACCAACAGATGGTCAACTATTAATTGGTAATGGAACAAATTATACATTATCAACATTAACAGCCGGAGAAGGTGTATCTGTTATAAATGCCCCAGGATCTATTACATTAACTGCCCAAGGTGGCGGCGGTGGTGGCGGCATGTCTAGCGTATCTACACCTGTGTTTGATGATATGATATTCACTACTTTCCATGAACACGTGGCTCCGTTTGTTTGGAAACCAGTTATATTAAACGGAGGAATAGTTACTGCTAGCAGCCCTGTAGACGATGGTACGTTTTTTGGTGGGTTAGAAATAACTACAGGAACAACATCAAACAGTACCGGGCTTGGCGCAATATTTAGTTGTGACGGTATTCCAACATTCCTGCCTATAAATCTTAACTGGCAATTCAGAATAAAAGTTCCCATCCTATCGGGGACACCGGCATTTACCGTGAAGATTGGAATGGCATCATCTGCAATTGCAGCCACCACTAACGGAATTTACTTTCAATATACACATTCATTAAATAGTGGTCGATGGGTCGGTACAACAATATCAAGTTCGGTAAGCACAAATGTGAATTCAACAATCGCTGTTGACACAGAGTGGGTTAGACTTGGGGTAGTGGTTAATAGTACAAATACATCTGTAGAATTTTTTGTTGACGGCGTCTCTATCGGGACAAGCACAACAAATATTCCAGCCATATTGTTATCGTTTATAGCTCAAATACAGAAACAAGCACCAAATACAACGACATCTCGAAGTTTAATAACAGATTTCTTGGCGGCATCATTAGGAGGTTCAAGATAATATGAGATTAGCAGTTAAATTTTGGTGTCATCAAATCCAGAAAACTATGATTATCTATCAGGATGGCCGTTAGCTTTTGGAGAATAATAAAATGAAAAATCTTTGGACCTCTCTTATAGAATGGGTTGTGATAACGATTGGAAAGGTTCATTGGGGTTATAAAAATGGACTAACAAATGCTGAGTTAGATGAAGTTAGAAAATTATTAACACCGAATTATTATATCATTCTTACGCATAGAAAAAATCATTTATCTACATTTTTTGTTGGTTTAGCAAGCTGGCTATTAACATTCAAATGGAGTTACTGGGCACACGCCCTAATGAATCTTGAAGACGAAGTTAAGTCTGATAACGATTTTAGATTGGTCGAGGCAACAGGTACTGGAGTAAATTATTCACCATTTAATCTTGTATTTGAAGTACACGGAGTTATATTACTGAAGCCAAAGAATATGTCTGCCGAGAACTGGACCACAGTAATGGATAAGGCTATGACAGAAATTGGTAAGCCATATGATTCATTGTTTGATCTAAGAAACGATAATGCTCTGAGTTGTGTCGAGCTAGTTCGTACCGCATTAATGGCGCAACCGGATTACGCAGAAAACTTTGCTAACTTTGAGAAGATGATTTGCGAAAGAAAGAATCTAACTCCGCAAATGTTTGCTGAATGCCCTGATTTTGAAGTAGTATATGAGATTAGACACCTATAGGGTGTTGGGCAACAATACGGTTAATCTTTTCAATAGATTTTAAACTACAGAAACTTATCCTGGCACCCTGATGCATAGGTTTTGGCCACTCACCTAAATCTATCCAACAATATCCACAGCTTTCAGCATTTAGTTCAGGAACAAACTCGTCCTCAACTATACTAACAAATGAATAATATTTGAAATGCCTATCCTTGCTTTGGTACACATCAAAGGAATAGATTTTTTCAATGTCTGGTACACTACCCATTTCTTCCGTTAATTCGCGGAGTAATGCCTCTTTAGGTTGTTCACCATTCTCTACCATTCCACCCCACAGCGACCAACACATTGAATGTGTCTTGTGTGGAGCACGAAGATTTAGTAAGACCCGTTTTGTTTTAGTTGAAACGAAAATCGTTCCAACACCTACTTTATTCGTAATTATTAATTGTGGTTCCATCTGGTGCCTGTATAATATTGTCAATTCTCCAATATCCGGGACCATATAATCCGTAGTATGTGTAAGTCCAATCTAGACCATCAAAGCGATATTGCGAGCTATTCGCATTATTTACCAAGTAGTTTAACCCTACAGAATTTTGCGAATCAAATGATACGATCCAACTAATACCGTTGAATTCAATAATATCATTAGGATAGGCTACCAACATTTGTCCCCACGGACTTGTTGGCACATTTGGTGGAATGGCAGGTTCTTCTCCAGCACTATTTGATGAAGTAAGTAGATACCTTTGGCCCGCAGCAGCCAAAGGTAATCCGTTACCGGGCCATACTTCTGTAGGATCAATAATAGTTACTATAGGTTGTAATGTATTTGCGGGAAGTGTATCAATGTCAGGTGTAAATAAGAGCACGTTTTGATTCAGTGTATCTTGTTCAATTCCGCCTATAATGTCAGAATCTGTCACATCGAGATTGGGGTCAAGCTTTAGCCTAATTTTGGTGATATTAGGGGTGATCTGCCCGTATTTTTGTATCAGGCTTTCCCAGCTCAATGCTGGATCAACTTGCCCAAATTCATTGAGTAGTGTGATATGATCAATCGCACCAGCATTGGCAACAGATATTTTATAGTTGCCTTCTGTAGTAACAATCTGGATTGGTATTAGACCATAACAACTAAATGGATCATATTCCTCACCAACGGATGTTCTGATACTATTCACATCTGAAACATTATAAACCTGTGTAACAATTTCAGCAATAAGTCCGCTTCTCTTAACCTTAGCTGGCGGATTAATCCACCCTTCGATTCTGAACTTAAAGCTCATCACGTCACGATCTTCTGTCCCACCCTGTGGTATAGATCTATTAGTGAATGTAAAATCTTCAAGCCATACTTCAAAAATACTTGTCCAATCTAATAGATTACTGTTCTGTTGAAGCTGAATAGACTTGTTGAATATTACAGCAATCTGCTCAAATATTTGAAATTTGGTAGTTGGATTTGTTGTCCATACATCAAGCTTAAAAGTAAAATCCCAAGGAACAGGCATATACCTTTCAACATCTTGTCTGACGCCAGGGTTTGGTCCATATTCCTGTGTAAGGGCATCAAACTCTCTTTCCACTGTAGATACTTTACCAACAAACTGGGAATCTTGTCTGCGCTTATCATTCATCTTGATGCCATCAATATAGGCACTAAACATAGGTACAGGCAACATTGTATTTTCACTAGCACCTTTAATCAATTGAGCAACCATAGAGGATGGGTCACCATACATTATTGGCACACGCTGGATTGTGTAGAGACCATTGGCATCTGGACCGTTTCTGACACGAATGTCAGAAAAGATTCGCATAAATTGCAGCAGATAGCGCCGCGTCTGCATGTCATAAAAGAAATCCATTATTGTCCTTAATTAGGTTTTATCTTAGCACGCTGATTAGCGATAGCCGATCGGGTTGCTTCTGTGGCAGTTGTTTGAATTTTGCGTTCTGCATACAGGTCAACCTTCTGTGCCACGACTTCTGATATAGCTTGTTTTTCTGGAATAATAGTACCATCAGATAGAACAGTATCACTGATATTATCAATAAAGGTATCCAATACGCGATTATAGGCAGTCCAAGATTTCAACACATTCACCTCTATCAATTTAAAACAATTACCTTGCTTTTGAAATAATCTCTCTGGATAATAATCAATTCGTAGATAATATTGTCCATCTGTCATACCTGGTGGAAATGCTACCCCTGCACCAACAAGTGGTCCAGAAGGTACTAAGTTATCAGCATTGTCCGTAGACAAGTTTGGCGGAGCACCGTCACCACTGAAATAGTTACTACCAACGATAGGGTAACCCGTTTCATCAAGATATATGTAGAGATTAGCACTCTCAAAGAATTTTGGATCAAAGAACGCATTACATTCTGCTTCCTTAACAACCTCATCAGTAATCTTAATAATCTTACAGAATAAGTCAAGGGCATTCTTAATGTTTGGATTAGAACCCAATCCTGGATTTCCGCTAGCATCAGATGTTTCAGTAAATCCATCTGGCATAATGCCAATGCCCTGTCCAACTCCACCAGCAGTTTGTCCTGTAGCAGCTTGATCAATAATTTCTGTGAATTCTACAGACGCAGTCATTAGTTTTGCTCTTACTAGCCAAATATGTGGAAACCATTTCTGTCCATATCCCGCAGCAGCATATAACGCATCCTGGACAACATAATAACGATTGATACCTACAGCGTTATCAAAAATTGGAACATCTCTCATACTTGGGAATTCTAAAACATCACCAGCAATAAGTTTTCTACCCAACGAATCTAACATATCGTTATAGTGAAATGTAATACGAATTGTATCAGAGCTTAGAAATACACCAAACTGTGATAAATCATAATTCACATCTTGTGGTTGATGATGCCCACGCAATTCAATCACATCAGGATTATATTTGCGATTATTATTTGTTAGGAATAACACATCTTGAATTGTTGTGACCGAAGTATCTGTGCTACCATTTGAGTCTGTAGTAGGACCTTCATAGAGGTGTACTAAAATTCCATCACCGGCAATGCGAAAATTTTCGCCAATAGTACGATCGATGAAATTAAAATCCGCACCACGGACCGGCGACCACAAAGAGATTCTACCCATTTTGTACCTCTAGTATTTTATAATCCGGAAATCTGGGTGAACGACATCTATATCTGTAGAAGTTCAACATCTGTCTCCGTTTTATGTATTTATCATCATCGACATTTCAAAATTAGGATAAATAATAGAAAAGGGAATATTACATGGTATGAGATTTTCGAGCCAGCGTAATCTAAATATATAGATAAGTAAATTAAGAGAAAGAAAATTAGGGAATAAATAAGAAAATGGCACAAACAAAAATTAAAGGTGTTCAGGTTGCTCAAGATACGCTGACAGCGGCAGGCGCCGCCTTAATACCAACCTCAGTTGCAGCCGTCGGAACAGTTACCGGTTCAAACATTTCAGGCTCAAGTTCGGGCACAAATACAGGTGATCAAACAATCACATTAACCACTGACGTTACAGGTTCCGGCACAGGAAGTTTTGCAGCAATATTAGCGACAGTTAATGGTTCTCCTCAGTCAGATACACTCAGAAAGATAACCGTTAACGGTAAGGGATTGACAACTGCAACATCAGCAGTGACTGCCGGCGATATTACGACAGCATTGACCTATACACCAGTTAATAAAGCTGGTGATACAATGATCGGCTTGTTGGTATTGAGTGCAGATCCAGTCACAGCATTAGGTGCTACAACAAAACAATATGTTGATACCATTGCCGCTGGCCTTAACGTTCACGCATCGTGTGTGACAGCGACGACAGCGACGTTGGCAACATCGTCTGCTGGTACTATTACATATAATAACGGTGTTAGCGGTGTCGGCGCAACACTTACAACAACCGGATCTTTTGATGATATAGGCGGTGCAACATCAATACCCAATACCAGCCGTGTTCTCGTTAAAGACGAAGCAACTCAGGCCAATAATGGCATCTACGAAAAGACTTCTACTACGGTTCTTACCCGTACATCGGACTTTGATAATTCTCCAAGTGGAGAAATTACAGCAGGTGACTTTACGTTTATTTCTGGTGGTACGCTTGCTGGAACAAATTGGGCACAAGTTACCTCAGGAACAATAACTATCGGAACTACGGCAATTGTGTTTACTCAATTATCGGGCCCTGGCACTGTAACTGCAGGAACTGGCATAAATGTCACAGGAAATCAAGTTTCAAATACAGGTGTTCTAAGTCTAA